CTCTCGTAATAGCTCAAAGAGTTGGAACGTACCGGCGGCATCATAACCGGCATATTTGTAGAGCGCAAGGTAGTTGATGTTCTCGATCTTTTTGTATTCTTCGGACTCTTCATAATCATCACCGTATTTCTTCTTTAGGTCTTTACACGTCTTTTCACTTACCAACCGTCCAGTCTTTTTGAACGAGATTACGCTTGAGGGTGTATAGTAGGGCCAACCGAACTCTTCCATCAAGAGATATTCTAGTTCATGTACTCCACCGCGCTCATCACATGCCCAACTTAGGAGCATGGTATCTTCATCTACTCTGGCAGAAATCCCATAACTGTGTCGAAGGATCTTTGTGTCGAATATACCGTTGTGCCAACAGAAAGATTTATCTCTGGATGCGAAGAAGGGCTGCAAACAATTTTCAATGAAATCGGTATCTTCCCAAAGCCCTTGCCGCTCTCCGAGGACATAGCTAGATGCTCCATCAACTGCAAATTGAAGGCTAACGAGGGATGCTTTGTGTGATAATCCGCCGCGAGATTCAATATCACAGGCAATAGTTCCGGTTTTGGTACTAAGATGTTCGATGAGTTTTCTTGCATCGTCTCCGCTTTCGATTAGTGTGACCCGAGGCATTGTAGGCTCAGGTAGTGGATTGAATGCCCTACGAAAGTCTTTTACCAGGTTAGGGAATGTGGAATCATCACGCAGTACGAGTGCGGGATTGTTAGTTGCGACAACTGTGCAGCCACTTCTTTCAAGTCTGTAACCTCGGAAGCTGTCAATTGTACCCTTCCCGATAATACTAGTAACGGCTTCGGCTCCTGCGGCCAAGATGAGATTGACTTCAACTCTATCGAGTTCCGCTTTAAGACGTGGATTGCACGCTTCAATTGCCTCTTGCGGTACTTTGCCCGACTCTGGCGCACAAAGAACAACATTGCTTACGTACAACTCCTCTCTCTTTATCCCATTTTGCTTTAGCAGGTAATCTAGAACCTGACCGGATGGACCTGCAAATGGTCGCTTCGCCATAACGTCATGGAAGCCTGGTGATCTAGAAACAACTGCACCCTTACACTTCCCTGTGGGGAATTGCGAAGGCGCAAAGTCCCGTTTAGCTAGTGGACAGATTTCACACTGAGCTAGAGGATGTTTTCTAGTAATAGTAGGTTCAGTCGTGGTCATCTGCCTTCAATCCATACTTGTGGCATACTCGCAAGCTGCCATTCACCTTTGTAATCAAGCCACAAATCAACCTCGTAGTTATCGACCTTTAAGTATAGTTTGATCTCCAATAGTTCATCTGCTTCAATCGTTAGTACGTAGGGCCGATCACCCGGTAATTCCTGCATTCTTTCTGCAAGCACCTGACCCAAAGCGATTATCCCGGCCGGAAGCTTATTCTTAAGTTCGATTTCGATTTCGCTCATCTTCTATCTCTTCACAGTTCTGGTGTACCCAACCACCATCTTCATCTGGTTCAATCTCATCACCCTCTTCTATCCATTCGCCACAGTCTGTACATTTTGTGCGATAAAGGGCTTTCATGGCCGTCTGTGCATTAGATCGTACAAACCAATTGCCAAAAATGCACATCCTGTAAGAAATACCACAATACCAGAGAATGCATCAATCGGCATAACAAGCGCCGCAAAGATCATACAACCCATAAAGCCAACTAGACCAATCATTGTTTTACCCTCAATTCAATTTCTTCGGGAGCAGGATAACGCCATAGGATGGGCTTAGGATCACCTACTAGATCGAAGTCCCCATTACCTGCAAAACAGTCCCAACCAAAATCTTGTGCTGATTCCCTAACGTGACAACTATTAGTTGTGCAGCTGAGATAATCTCCACCAGGGCATTTGATTACCATTTCTGCGGTACAACGACGATCGCTATATTTAGCTGTTACTGTATGACCATCATCTATCCACTTAATGGCGTCCATAAATAACACGCTCCAAGTTCGGTTTGAAGAAATTTGGTCCTTTTAGGATTTTACCATCTTCTCTAACGATGGGCTTTCCATCTTCACCTAGCTTACTCATATTAGAAGCCTGAACCTCTTGGAAGCAACGATCAAAAGGAATACCAAAACTAACTGCCGTACCCACAACAACATAGACTAGATCGCAAATGGCATCGGCTAGATCAATTAGGTTTCCACGGTCCATCGCATCGATCAATTCACTAAATTCTTCTCGATGAAGAGAATCACGTAGCTCCCAAATTTCTGATGTTTCTTGCGTACATGATCCAGGGTCAATATCTACTGGCTTATCACTAACTGACAGACCATATGTCGTATGGAATTCTCTTAGAGCTTCTTCAACTGTTTGTGTCACGAATGTCCTCCAATCTAGCGATATAGCGATCTAGATACCATCTGGCTTTCTTTAGATCCTCTAGCCTATTGGCTTTACGCTTCTTACCTGCTCGACAGATATACTTGACGCAATTACCTAGATGGAATCCAAGCTCCCAAGCCTCAATTACTTTGATTGCTTCGTAGACGGTATCGCCACCGTAATGCGACGGGTGATTAATAGTTTCCAAATGCCCTCAATTGATCGAGATTTTCGCCACTAGGCACTCCCGGTTCGGGTAGTTCACCATACACCTCTACTGTAGTTGCTAGCATACCGATTGCAGTTGCTACATACTTCATTAGTGCCTGCCTACCACCGGGTGTATCTAGTCCGAGAGTCCATGCCCGATATAGATACATTCCTAGCTGGTTCTCCCAATAGGAATTAGCAAACGGAACCTGCCTACCGCCAAATTCTCTAACCCTTTCTGCATCTTTCGTTAGATCAAATTTCTTGTAGACATACTGCGTTAGCTCATCATCTAGGACTCCCTCGACGTAATCAAGAAATTCTGGCAATTCCATTACGTCACCTGCAACACAACGAAGATAACGACGCCTACGATGATTGCAACGAGTAGATCCCTTTGCCAATAATTGCCCATTAGTGCATCCTTCTCAGGTTGCCGTTCTTGATTGCCTCTAGCCTTGCTGCCGCAATCTGCGGTTCTAGTTCTTTACGGATTGATTGCATAACTTGAAGTTGATGTTTAGCTAGAGCAAGATCGGCTTCCTCTTGGTCGATAATTTCTTTCTCCAATAGGAGGTTCGTAAGTACATCCAACTTCATTGCAATGTCGAGCATTCCGCCTACAGGTGTCCAACCACTAGGATCGAGATTGAGTACTCTCCACTTCTCTTCTTCCTTCTCAACATCTGCTCTTGCTTTTTCTAGCTCACTCGGCATCTGCTAACAACTCCTCATCTGTACGATATTCTGTTTTACCACAGAACTGGCAAACCTTGAATCTTTTGTCATCCTCATCTTTTACGAACAGGTGCAAGCACGTAGGATTCTTAGGTGGGGTGGACTGTTGCACCATTACTAACTTTCTGGACCCTAATCTGTCCTCTGTCCAATAGGGTTTCAAGCACGACATCTAGTTCTTTACGGCTAAGATGGTAATAGCGCGATAGCTCTGAACGTGTGCAACCTGGCCGGCGTCTAACATGTGCATAGATCCTTGATACTAGTCTCTGGTTAGCAGTACGACCAACGTTCTGGATTAGATCAACCGTATGGTGTCCCCACTTCTGTACGTACCATGCTGCTGCTTTTAGATCATCTGCGTCTGTGGTGATCTTTCCGTTCTTAGGCTCTTGTCGCGCTGCTGAGAGAAGCATACCCATTTTGAGGCTTGACCAGGCAAGCCGACCAAAGGTAGGTTGGGCGACCATACTTGCGGCACTTTCGGCTGCTTCCTTAGTGAGCCGCATTTCGGTTTTCTGGAAATATTCCCATGCTTCATCAGTGAGGATAACCTCCGTTTGTGTTGGAACCTTGAAAGATGTACCAGCATCGGGAATCTCAATTAATGTCTCTTGGTTGTACGTTGTGTGTAGATCGCTAAATCGAGTTTGCAGCTTTTTTCGTTTAGCATCTAGATTCGCCGTAAGTGGTCCTGTTGGGCGAATCGTTGCTAAGTTTGCATCACCACCTACGATGAGGAAACGCGGCAGGAATCCACTAAGAATGTACTCGTCGTTGAGCAATCCGTACATCTTATCTCTAATTCCTCCACCAAAGAAGATAAAGACAGGATCAGTGATAGTGATGGTTTCTTTGCGGAGACGTCTAGTAAGGAACGGTGGCACGTCATACAATTGAGTGAGAGTCTCAGGCATTCCGGCGAGATAATCTTTCCGATTGATCGAGTCAATAAATCCACTTACCTCATCCTTAAAGAATACGGATACTTGACCTGGACGTGCTGCTAGTGCAGTTAGGATTCCTTCGACCGAACCATCCGTAGCAATTACGATTTCCCTGTCAATATCTGCTACGAACTCCATTGCCATTTTCATGGCAGTAGTCTTGCGTGTTAGAGTTGAGTCGCCAAGAATCAATCCCCACAGGTTAGGAATGATCTTTCCGAAGTTGGTATTAAGATACAGTCCTGACGAGAGGATGGAAGAGAGCAACATCGTACAAGCTAGTTCGTGATACTCTACTACTGCGTCTGTTGCTTCTGCTGCCCAATCCTTATACTGGTCAATGACTGACGGCGGTGGATCACCCTTAACGAGAGTCGGCATCCTGAGCGGCTTAACGTCATCAAGCAGCAATATCAGATTCTTCTGCTTGATATCCGCTTTGGTGATTTCTCGCCACAGGTAACTAATCGGTCGCTTGTCCCGATCGTACTTGTTGCACTTGGCTTGTAGAGCAACCGCGAAAGTCTGCTCTTTGTTCATACCGCTTTCTAGGCACACGTTAATCAGATGCCACATAGCAGCAGACCAATCGCTAGCAGGCTCACTACCGAACAGATCAGAGAACGCTGTTTTACGTAGCTCCGGTAGATGTGCCTGGATAGTTGTCGGCACATCTGGAAGATCCATTATGTTCGGGAGTGGATCACCTTCTACTACTTGTTCTTCCGGTGTCGGCGGCGTGAATTGCTCAAAAACCGCCACAGGGAGTAACTGCTCGAACGACGAGAGAAGCTGTACCTCCGGTACTTGTGTAGCTCCATCGTCGTACTTGTAGTTGTAGGTGTATGGGACACGAAGTAGCTGCTCAATGTCCCATCCGGTCTTATCTGCTCCCTTGTCAGCATACGCATATGCAATGCGCTTACTGTAGGACTGTGCTAGCTCTGGATCAATTAACTGATCTAGCCTCCAAATGCCCTGAAAGTTCTTGAACGATGTCTTAAGCCTACACTGTGGGGGTGGTGTAACATCGCCAGGATCACACGTATCTAGGTCAGCCCATACCAACCTAGTCGGTAGTGCAAAGTCACGCTTCCGCTTAGGCTGTCTGAATAGATTGATCCCGAACCATACATTGTTGCCCTTTACCATCTTGTCCAGATACGGGCCAAGACCCTCTCTTTGCTCAGGCCAAACGAAGAACTTTTCCTGAAACTTATTCTTGTTCCCCGATGGGGCATGTGCAACGCACAAGTACCCCTCTCTTTCTTCAAAAAGATAGTCGAAGAATTGAAGTCTTAGCTCAGTTGCCGTTAGCGACATATACTTTCAGATCATCGAAAGTTGCGGGATCGTTAAGATTTAGCCAATTGCCGTCGCCATTCGGTAGAGTAAACCACACTACTGTAACTCCTGCGGATTGGAGAGCAATTGCACAATCAAGACAAGGTTTGGCGTTAACGATATTTCCGCTCTTACCGGAAATCGTAGCGACATATGCTGTCGCCCCAAACAGATTAATGTAACGCGCTCTTGCTAGTGCGTGAATTTCAGCATGAAGTGATCGCTTACTCCGTAATCTGTAGTGTGGAGTATGTGACCAGCCATTACTAAGAATTTGAGAAAGGCTACGATCAACAATAATGCAGCCAGTTTTGTGTGTACGAATAGTGCTTCTAGATGCTACTTTGATAGCTTCGGTAATATGATTCAAGTTGCCCCTTTAGGTGCCAAAGGGAAGGGCACCGCAGTACCCTTCCCTTCAAGCACAGTTGCTCTCTTTACTTAGAGCAGGCCACCAGCAGGCTGTGCAGCTTCGGAAATGGACTTGTAGCCCTTAACGACGTTCTCCATTTCCTTATCCTCTGGCTTCGTGTTGTACTTCGGCTTCTGACCAACCGTAACACGAACAGGCTCACCAACAAGGTTCTCTAGAGCCTCACCAAGATTGAACTTCTTGGTCTTGACTTCCGACTCTTCCAGACCCATTGCGACTAGCCAACGAACTAGTGCGCCTGTCATCTTTGCTGCCTTCTCCTTATCGTAATCCGCAGGCGGAATTACGAACTGATCGAAGAAGCGACGATTCTCGAATTCCGGCTCAATTACCTTAAACTGCAAGGCGAGCATCGGAGTACCTTCGGGCATCTTCTTAGGCGTACCATCGTCGTTAGTACCGCCCTTGGTTGCGCGCCACTCATAGCTGAATAGCTCACAGTCGTACGTACCAGACTCTAGCGGAGTAAAGCCACTAGTGTCTGCACCACTAAGATCCAGTGCGCCACCGAAACCTTCAAGATTTACGTCGGACAACTCTGCTCTCCTTATTTAGCGGAGTGGATGATATCCCACAACATAGGTAGTGTGGGATTGTCTACTAGACCGCCTAGTGAATCTGTACGGTCTTTCGCGCTCACGCGCTTGGTCTTTACTGTCTGTATCTGATTGACAAACTCTCCTTTGTCGGTGTCAGCCGTCATATAGCCAACAATGTCGATAAAGCCCGCAATCTCGTGACGTAGCTTACCTGTGAATTGTGGGAAGAAGATCATAGCGTTAGAGTTATCTCGCGCATCCCCGCTGTGGCAACAGAACACTACATTGCAGGGAAGGTCACGATATGCTCTAACGATCTCTCTTACTCGCTCTCCGTTGATAAGATACTCACGCTGAGAAGGTACGTACTCATTCTGATTCGGGTTTCGTGCGTTAGCCTCTTTTGCAATCTCCCGCATATCTAGCTTGGCTAGCTCCGAGAGCGTATCAATCACTACAGTTTTGAAAGGTAGTGCTGGTTCTTTTGATTCCCAATCTACCGCCTTATACAAGGTGTTGTAAATCTCTCGCGCTTCGCCCATCGACCTAACCTGACGCACATCTAGGTCTTTGTTCTTGCGTAGTGTAACGATGCCGCCGTCTACGTCAAGATAGAGTACAGGCTTTAGAGCCTCATGCTCCAACGCTGTACCTGCAAAGCGTGTTTTACCAACACCCGGTTCTCCGTAGACTAGCAAGTTGATCCACCTGATTGATTTCTCCGGTGGTTCTACATTCAACGTCCTACGGAGTTCTTCTACTGTGACTGTTGGGATTCGTCCTCACCCCCTTCTGTATCGAGTTGTGTATTACGAAGTACGGCAAGAAAAAGTCCCATAATAACTAGAACTGCATCAAGACGAGTACCACCTGCTTCTCTAGCTCCGAGATAAACTCGGTAGTACAGCGTACCGATGTCGATTTGATCTTGCTTCTCTTCGATATTACTAAGCGGGTCTACCATGTTTCCTTCTTTTATGTAGAGAACGCTTCTTGAATGCTCGTTCACTATCCGTACGCTGTCTCTCTGCTTCAATCTCGACAGGTCTGAACTGAAAGGGCCAACTAGAAGGTTCAGCAGTACTAGTCAGTTGCCTGCGTTTGTCCAAATCTTGTGGATCGTAGCCTTCACGCGCTCCGTGATATTTCATAGCCACTTCCATGCTGCAACGAGAATTACTAGCCCGAAAATGATTTGCCACCACATATTCTCAAACTCTTTAGCTGTTAGTGCAACAATCATTTCATCAACCTCAGAAAACGCCATAGCTTCCAAATCTTAGGCTCAGGCATTGGAATAGCCTCTGACCAACTTCCATCTGGGTTCTGCTGTTCATTCATCGTTCTACTCCTAGGTTCAAAAGCAGTTCATTCATCTTCTTCAAGCAGTGCATGAAACAGTACGGTACTCCTGACAGTTTGCAGTAAGTCGGACTACTGCACCCTCTAGACGCACAGCGGAATACTTTGTCATACCACCGCAAAGGACCGAATTGCTCAGGTGCAGGTAGCCAGTTGGGACCGTCTGCAATGATTGTGCCAAGTTGTTCCTCATCTACTACTCTGAATAGTTCACTCATCAGGGCTTCCCTCAGCCCATTCTCTAAGATCGTCCATTCTCTTATCGGTGTTCATGCGCTCTGCTTCAACAAGGTAAGATGGAGTATCTGCGCGCATTTCCTCAACAATGGCCTCTAGTGCCTTGTGCTGTAACCGAAAGCCCTCTTGGATGATTTCAAAAACCTCGGTATTCATGCGATTCTCAGCAAGCGCAATGGATCTTGCTTTACTAGCACTACGTTCAGACCTTCATCATTCATTCCTTCGCAACATACTCTGGCGTGAATGTCATTGCTAAAATCTGCTGTCCAAATTCCGTTCCTGCCCCGCGTAATTTGTACCTGAATATTCTCTTCCTCGGCATATCTGATTACATGGTGCATCTGTTCAGTTGTCATTGACGTAGACACCAGTTACGAGCAACTGTACCAGTAGTTCGACAACTTTCTCTACGGGAGAACCTTTCTCATACTGTCGAATGGCAAGTAGAGAACCCTCCTTATTACAAAGATCAATCTCGCCACCCTTACCGTTGCTGTACCGATTAATCTCAAGAATACGCATAACATCAACTTCGACAGTCTTGTTCCGCAATTCTTGTTCTGTTGTATCTGCCATGCTTATCTCCCTCTGTTCGTTTCGTAGCCGTCGGCCAACATGTAGACGAAGTCTGAACCATCATCGGCTGCTAGACAAGGCGCTCTAAACTGACAACGTGTACAAGTGTAGTTACCTGACGGTGTTGGATAAATCTTCAAGTTGGGATCAAGCATTTCCTGAGCAACCATCGTGTAGTGCATTCGACTAGCTGCTACCTGTGCCTGATTGTAAGTAACTGACTTGCGCTGGATGAAGTTGTTGTCACCCATTTGCACCAGCCAGTTGTAGTAGCTCTGCATCTTTGCATTACTGTCGAAAATCTCACGGATGCCCGCCTCGTCAATATAGGCAGCAAACATTTCCGCTGTGGTGCTTTCCTCCTGTCTATTCAACGATGGCATTAGACCATCCTTCAAGACTGTGGGGGGTTTGGGATAAACCTTCCGCAGTACGTTGTAGATCACACGATCAATCCTAGTGTAAGGAAGATCGTATACCTCAGCTTCGTACTGCGATGCCCAGAAGTACGTTAGCACCTGTTCATCCATTTCCAGCTTAGTGAAGTAATCGTCACCAATGACAGAGGCGGTCTTGTGATCCATAAGACCGAATCGTTCCGTATCTGGATTGTAGAGGATAGCGTCTCTAGTACCTCTAGCATGGACTTCTAGCTTCTTGCCATAGTTTGGACTATCTGTCCTATGGTCAATAGCCTCAAAGCCTAGCGGAACACTGAACTTAGATTCAGCAGCTACAACTACGAAATGATCGTTGCGTTCTGCGTAGTCCTTATAGAAGGTCATCATCCCGATGCCAAGGTCTAGATGCTGCTCAAATTCCTCATGTACGGGATCAGGATGAATGTCTCTTAAACCGCGAACACGCCACGTATTGCCATACACACCATCTGGGTACGGCTTACCATTTTCGTCTACAGGGATAGGATCGTTGTCGTAACTGCGCTCTAGCCATTCTTCTGTAACGATGCCACCGTTCCACTGATACTCATACCATGTGCGAAAAGCCTCCACAGGGTCAAGTGGAAGAATTGGGTGGTAGTAGCTCTCCAATGCGTAATGAATACCTGTACCGAACCATAGCGGCATACTGACACCATTGATGTCTACGCGCCGACGAAGGTTAGTTCGTGCAGGACTTGACCAATCCCAATATCTACGACACCGCTTGAAACTGGCGACGTCGGATGCGTGGATTGGGATAACATCCCATTTGGTCGGGATATCGGCTTTGGGCAGGGTTGGGGTACTCATGGCTACCCTGCCCTACGTGCGTTGTGCGTCAATTTGTGCCTCCTGCCCATAGTGTCGCTTTGGACTTTATGGGGAGTACGAGAGGGTGAACGGGCAGCCTAGCAGGTTTTCTACCTGC